ATGTTTCACGGGCTTGGTGCTGGGCAACAAGGCAGAAATGTCCCGCTTGGTGGCTGGCCTTCTGTCTGACCATTGGTGTTCGCTGCACATTGGGCGCTGGCCTTCCATGTGAACTGACCAGCGTTTTGGGCATCCTGGCACACTGCACATCAGGCGCTGAACCTCGTCAATTGGGTCTTTTTTTTCATTAAGTTGATTTTTAAACGACATTTAATTTCTCCCGTTATCGTATTGCCCTTCGGCTACTTTCAGAAAATTGGTGGGCATCATCAGCCAATCAAAACTAGCCTTCCATGCCCGACCATTGCGGTTTTGGGTTCTGCCTGACAAAAAATCAGATTTCTGGACTTGGCGAAAGATTTGCCGAAAAATCTCAATGCCTTCCTCTTTGGATTTCAAATCATCCTCGGCATCCACATCCCGCCAGCGGCTGACCAAGTGCTTGCGCCTTGTGTCGTTCAGCATTAAAACCCGTGGAAGGCTTTTGCATTCTTCGTGGTAAAGGTTTAAAAGTTCATCAGATGGACAACTTATGCGCCTTGGGTTGACAACCGATTTATCGGTTTCAACGAATAACTCTGTCTCTCTCTCTGTCTCTGTCTCTGTCTCTGTCTCTGTCTCTGTCTCTGGTGCATCATCTTGATGTCGTCTTGATATCAAATTGTTATCGTCATGTTCCAACCAGTGAGACAGCTTGGAAACGCAAACTTCAGTATCCTTTTCTGACATTCTTAGCCTAAATGCCAGTTGTTTGGTGGGGGGAATACGTCCATCATCTTCGCTGGCAATTAACCAAAGCATGACCAGCACTATTGCCGCTTTTGGGTCAAGTTCGTGCCATTCAATATCGTCTAAAAGATCACGATACAGCTTTACCCAAGGCGGCTTTCTGTCCTTGAAATGCTGAAACTTCGACCAGTTTTTAATTTTCATTAATTGCACCTTTTTCAAATGCACCTTTGAAAGAAACATCGGCAGGGGAAGGTGTAACCCTTTTCGGTTGGCTCATGACTTCCAACCTAGCCGTGTCTCAACTATACAGAATTTTTCCGCTTGAACCATTCAGGACGCAAATTTTTCAACTGCCAGACCCGCCCCTGGGGAATGTCTATCCATTGAGAGACTGCCCCACGACTGATGCCCAGAATTCTTGCAAGCTCACTCTGTGACCCTGCCAATTTGATTGCTTGCTGTTTGTCCATCTGTTTAGTTTACTATACTTTGTAAAAAAGCAACATTAGGGAAAGCACCTAGAAAATAACTGTCAATGGGCTTGCAATCTTTGTTTAGCTGGCTTAACATTCACCCATGCCCTGAACTTCTCGGGGTCTTTTTAGGAGTATCAAGATGATGAATTCAAACTGGATGGTGACCTTGGCAATTTCTCAGCGCAAGGCTTTGATTGGTTTTGGCTACACAAACCAACAAGTTAACACCATGAGTCTTGCTGAAACAACCCAAGAATTAAAAAACCTTGGCTACAACTTCAAAACTAATTCACCTTTTAAAAACAACGCACCATACAACCCTGAGTTTCTTGGCGCACAACCAGCACGGGCTGGTCAGGACTATTAAATGTATTTAGAAGATTATGAGGAGTGGCGGTGGGGGCAAATCCTTACCCGCCACACAGACTACAACCCCGACAACCAACCAGAGGATGAAGATGAAACACCCCAGAACGATGAATGAAGCATTCCCCCACACCGTGGAATATGGCGCATCCATAGAAATCTGCCAACCCCGCATGGCGACCACCGACAAGATCATCATGGCGCTTGCTGTGTGTGCCTTGGTGGTGCTGGCCCTTGACCTGTTTGTTTGGAGAGCATAAATGAACGCTAACGAAATCATTGAATCAATCAAAACCATTGCTGACCGCCAGTATGAAGGCGAACCAGCACAGAACCGTTTGGCCTATCACGTTGGCTTGCTTGAGTCCCATTTGCGTGGCTACATCCAAACCACAGAGATTGCCCAGGAATACATCAAAGAACTGGAAATGAAACTGATTGCAAAGGAATCGGAATGAAGATGATCACCTACTCACTTTTATGTTGGATGGCTTGGGTCACGGCTGGTTGCTCTAGCTTGCCAGGGTCAACCCCCCAAGCACCTAATCAAGACCTAATCGTGGACAAACAAGTCCAACCGATGGGCAGGAATGAAGTCATTGATGCTGTGCGCCAGTGCGAATCCTCTGGCCTCCGCGCCATCCCCCTGTACGCCAAACGCAAGATCAACGGCTACACAGTCGAAACTGTGGTGGAAGTTACCTGTGGCCCTAAATACGCTTACTAAGGAAAATCATGGAAACACCAATCGGAAAACAAATAGCCGCCGCCTTTGTCAAAGCACAATCACAGTTTGGCAAGGCGTTAAAAACGTCTGTAAACCCTCATTTCAAATCCAAGTATGCAGACCTCAGTTCTTGCATTGATGCTGTTGTCGGGGCTTTAAACGCCAATGGCATAGGCTTGATGCAACGCACCTATGAATGCAAAGATGGGGTGATGGTAGAAACAATGTTTGTGCATGAATCTGGGGAAGTAATGGAGTGCGGCCTACTCCATGTCCCAGCAAGCAAACATGATGCAATGGGTTTTGGTAGTGCCTTGACTTATGCGCGGAGATATAGCCTTTTAACCGCCAGTGGCCTTTCACCAGATGACGATGATGGCGTAGCCGCCAGCCGCCCTGCACCACAGATTGATGCTGGAATGATGGCAGACCACATTGCCGCCATTGATGCCAGCGCGAATAAAGAGGAGTTGCAAACCGCTTACAAAGCCGCCTACGATGCTTGCAAGGGCGACCAGACATGGATTGCCAAGGTCATCAAAGCAAAGGCAGACCGCATCGCCAAAGCTAAAAAGGAGAAAGAAAATGGAAACTGAAATCATCCAAGGTTCAACCGAATGGTTTTACCAACGCTTGGGCAAAGTCACCGCCAGCAGAGTGGCAGACGTAATCGCTAAGACAAAAACGGGTTACAGCACCAGCCGCGACAACTACATGGCCCAGCTTGTGGTTGAACGTCTGACCAACACTAAAGCCGAAAGCTACACCAATGCCGCCATGCTTCACGGCGTACAGCAAGAACCATTTGCACGGGCGGCTTATGAGGCCGCACAGGGCGTTATGGTGGAAGAAGTGGGGTTTGTACCTCACCCAACAATTGAGTGGGCTGGTGCGTCCCCTGATGGCCTTGTTGGGGACGATGGGTTGGTGGAAATCAAGTGCCCAAATACTCTGACCATGATTGAAACTCTGCTATCCCAAAAAGTGCCTGGCAAATATTTTGCCCAGATGCAATTTCAAATGGCTTGCACAGGTCGCAAATGGACTGACTATGTGGTGTTTGACCCACGAATGCCAGAGAAGGCGCAATTGTTTGTCAAACGGGTTGACCGTGATGACGCATATATCGCAGAGATTGAAGCAGAGATTGTTAAATTTCTTGCAGAAGTCAAATCCCAAGTTCAGCAACTCAACAAAATCATTGAAAGCAAATAATGTCTAAAGTTAAAAAAGAAATCACCGCCATCGTTGGTCAGTACACCAATGCCCAAGGCCAGCAAAAGAACCGCTATCAACGGATTGGCAGCATCATTGACACCAGGAATGGGGAAATGCTCAAGCTGGATGTAATCCCTTTGAAGGAAAACGGGTGGGACGGATGGGCATATTTGAACGACCCTCGCCCTGTTGAGCCTAAAGGCTTGCCAGCAGACAACGATGACGATCTGCCGTTTTAATCATGTTTGATTTCTTATTTCCGCGAGTGCGTAAATCTGACCCGCTGACCTCGTTTGTGGCAGCGGATTCAGCCAAAGAATTGGCTAAAAAGCACGGTTCAATCATTGTCCAATGTCTTGTCCAGCATGGGCCATTGGGCAAAGATGGAATTGCAACCCACACGGGGCTGGATGGCAACCAAGTGGCTAGACGTTTAAAAGAATTGGAAACGCTGGGATTTATTGAATTAACAGGCAAAACAGTTGCATCTAAATCTAAGCGCCAGGAAAGGGAGTGGCGCGTTTTGGGAGATTTGACATGAATGAAGAAGATGAAGCATTTGAGGAACTCAGTCGCAAACAAGGTTATTGGGGCTTGCAGGGGTCACGCAAACATCAAATTCTTAGGTACGCTGAAAATGTTGAAAGCAAGGAAAACATCACACAAGATGAAATCATTGAGATGGCTAGACAGGCTGGATTGTTCACGCACAAAGAAGTTCAGCCAGAAATTGTGGCTTTTGCCAAATTGGTGGCAGAGAAAGAGAGTAACCGTATAGCTGACGAAGCAGTCCTAGCCGAACGTGATGCCTGTGCCCAGATAGTCACCGATGATGAAGGGTTGAGTGTTGATGATGCGATTAGGGTTTGCAGAGCAATCCGCGCAAGGGGACAAGCATGAAAGCTAGACAAGTATTTATTGCCTTAATGACGGGCAAAGGCTACACAGAAGATGATTTAAAGATGGTCAAAGGCAGATATGCCAACCCTGCCATGCAAGGTCGATGGAGTTACTTTTTAGCAGGTTGGGAAATGCGGGGGGTTATGTGATCGGATTGTTTCTAATCCTGTGCCTGGGCGCTGCCATCTCCATTGTGGTGGGTTGGCTATTCGTTCAGATACTGCTCTGGATGGAAGAATAAACCCGTGTCCCTGCTTTATCAATGATTAAAGCCTGTTTGCGGGGTGCGCCAGCATTGGGGATAGATATGTGTGTCCAGCGGTCAAACTCTCGAATAACTTGATCGTAGCCAATTCCAGAGGCAATGATAGTCTTGACCACTTCATCAGGGGTTAGCCCTGGAACACGAATATCGGCAGCACAACCAATGCGGTGTTGGCTTGTGTCTTTAGACCCTACCGCATCGTTAACCGCTTTACTGCGGAACGCAGAGTTAACCATGATCGGTTTGCCGCCAAGTACAGTTTTGACTGTTTCAAGGAATTCAGCCAATCTTTTAAGGTTTGCAA